TGATCTATTATAGAGAGCCACCAGTGATTGGGTTTCTCATAACAATTTTCAAGACTTTTGTAGGGTCTTTTACCCAGATAGCTGGCATTGTTTGAGACATCATCACACGGTACCCGTTGAATTGTCCAGAAGACTGGAATCCTTGAGTTCTTCCCATGTAGTCCATAGTACCATTTTGATACCACCACTTCAATTGGTTATCCCAAGAAAGTTTCAACATATAAATATTATCATTAGTGTTATCAGTGATATCAAAGATGATAAAGCTGTAAGAAGATAATGGGAAACCATCAATGATTGGGTTTTCAATATCATTAGTATGAACATTGTCAAATGCTGGATTAAGAACAAACTTAACATTTGCCAAGAAAGGAATTACATATGAAGTATAAGCAAATCCAAAGTTTAAGTCCATACCTTTACCAGTGATAGCACCAATATCAGCAGCTTGGATCAATAAACCTGAAGAGATAGCTTCTTGTTTAATAGCTTCATTTACCATTCTCATTCCACCCATACCAGTTTGAACAATAAGAGATCTTTTTGGATCTGGCCCTTGGAACTCAACTTTACCATTGAAGAAATTATAGATCTCTCCACGGAATAAGTCAAGAGTAAAGTTATTTTTATTGTAAACTCTTTTGAATGCATTGTTTAATTGTTGCCAAAGTCCAACAGACAATCTAATATCATCTGGACCATCTTGTCTAACTTTACCACCTTGACCCCACATTAAGTAAGTTTCAATGTCAGTTGCAATTTTAGAAAGGTGAGCAGCTTCCATATTTGTCAAGAAAGTTCTAGACAAATCTCCGTTATCAAATGCTTTCTTAACAGCATCTTTACCCATAACTTTAACCATATCTTCTAAAGATGTGATTGATGGATCTAAATTATTTTTGTCAAATGTTCTCCAGATCTCAGTTACAGGAACTGTACCATCTGCATTCATACCACCTTTGATCATTAAGTCTGCTCTAGAAGAGATAGAATAATGTACGTGAGCTTCAGCACCACCAACAAAGTTGTAGTATTCTCTAAATCCTGCATTAGTCATGATGTCAGAGAATCTTTCACCATACTCACCTCTTGCAGAACCTTTTCTGAACATTCTTGTACCATTAGCTAAAAATGCATTATCCAAAAATTTAGTGTTGTCATTATTTACAAGTTGAACTGTGTAAACATAACCATCACCTAATGGAAGGATATCTTCATCTGTAATGTACATCTCAACCCCATTATATTTGTCATAAGTGATGATATCACCATGACCAAACTCTCTGCGGCTTAATTTGATTCTGAAGGTTGTGCCATCAATACCTTTGAAAGTATTGTTAGACTCAATGTCTTCAATTACATATGGAAGATCTGTAGAGACAGGAGTCTGCCACTTATACTCTCCACGAGCATTATCTACCATAATTACATTTTTGCCACCAAAGCTAGAAAGCTGGTAAAGGGGCATTTCTACTTTTTGGGTCATAGCCCAAAGGTCAACTGGACCTAAATCCATAGGTTCAGCATCTTTTAGCATATTCACTAAGTGATAAGAGTCTACATGCGATGAAGCTTGGTAGGCTGTGTCTCTTAGGAATATCCCATTGTTTAAAACTGGAGTTGCCATTTTTATATTTGTTTTATTTGTTACTTAATTATCCTCTCTTAAAGAAATTACCTCTTGAGAGTGTTTTTTGTGGTTTTGTGGAAGAAGTTGTTCTTCTTGGAGCATCATCCTGCTCTACTATAGAGGAACTTAGTCTTCTACCTTGTTCTGTTTTTAATTGTCTCACTGCTTTTTCAGTAGCTTGTCTTGATCCTTGATCTCTCATTTTAGATTTATATCCATCTGGATCTGCAAGTAACCAAAGTGCTTCAGCAATAAGATCATGTCTTGGTTCTACAAACTGATATTTTTCCAATAAGTGGCCTAATAAGTTTGTAGGTTTACCAGAAATAGAAGGGTAATTTGGTTGAACTAATCCTGAAAATAACAAACCTTGCACTTTTCTATCTAATTTAATACCACCCAGCTCTCCTACAGAAAGTGTATTATATACATTATCCTGATATTGTTTAGCAGCTTGGGCTTGTTGTTCTCTTTTCATTTCTTGCTCAGCCAATTGTCTTTCAATAATTGCATCCTGCATTTTATCTAATTTTGGTTTGAATTGTTGAGCTTTTTTATCTAGCCTTCCCATATCAGCCCAATCTTCAATTTCTGATTCAATTTCTTCAGATGTACCAAAATTTGTAGCATATAAATATTGTCTTGCAATAACTATTTGGTCATTCTCATCATCTGGATCCAAATCTCTTATTTCTTCTACATGTGCAAGAGTTCTAAATAAACCTTTAAGATCAGTACCTCCATCTGCAACATACTTAGCTGCAATTTGAAGTTCTTCAGGTAATGCTTGAAAAAATTCTTTTGGAGTATTTTCTCTAACTGCATTTTCTCTTTCTTGAAAGTTTGCTTCAAATAGTTCTCTAAAATCTTTTGTAGTATATTCTTCTAATGGTTTATCATCATCAAAAGGTACTAAAGATCCATCTTCAATCATTTTAGTTGCTAATTCAGCAAGACCTGATTTGTCAACCTTTGGTCTGCCTTTATTACCAGCATCTTCTTCTTGAGTAATTAAACTATCTAACTCAGCAATAGTTTCTTCTACTTCTTCTTTCTTTGCCACTTCTTCTTTAGAAGCAGCTTTGTCAAGGAACGAGGTGTCTATAGTTTCTTTTGAAAACATAGACTTTGGTTTTTCTTCATCTGCTGGAAGCATAATACTATCTGCTCCCGGCATACCAAACATCTCATCAATGTTTACATCTACTTGTTCTACTTTTGTAGAATCTTGTACCTGAACTTTTTCAGGTCCATTTTCTAAGTCTTCCATATTTGTTGGTTTTGTTTATAATTTAATATAAGAAATAAACTTCAAAAATTTATCATTTTGAAAATTATTTTCTGCACTATATAGCTAACCCTTATCTTTTGATTTTGTGGAACCACCTTTATCATATTTATTTTTGTTAACTTGAGCTATTTGCAACTGTTTATCTGCTATCTCTCTTTGTGCATTTATCTTTTCTCTTTCAAGTGCAATCTTTTCTCTATCTGAATTAACTCTGTTATCTTCTTTTGTTTTTTGAAGTTCAGTTTGTTGTTGATATTGTTCTGTTGCTCTAATGTCTTTCATAGCATCTGCATAATCTGACATTTCATTTTTATTTACATCAGACATAGAGCCATAGCCCGCAGCTCTAATTTCTGCAACTAAGATATCTCTTTGTCTATCTTTTTCTTTTTCCATTGCCTGAGCATCAATTTTCATTTTTTCAATATCTTGTTGTGCTTTAATTTGCTCCTGCTGCATTTGCTCTGCTTGTTGTAATTCTTGTTGTTTTAATTCTTGTTGTTTTTGTTCAGAAGATTTAAGAACAGTATTAAGTTGTGCAATTGAATCTGACTGGACTATTTTACCAAGATCATAGATAGAGGCACCAGTAGTATTATTTTGCATTGCCATTTGCTTTAACTGTTCAAGAATAGCTCTATGATTTGCAGTAGTACTACAAAATATATTAAGATCCCTCATTAGAAGATCTGTGCCATTGATTTCAAAATTTACTTTCTCATCTGCAGTTGTAACATATGTCAACCTAGCAGATGGATTATTAGAATTATAATATTGAGCTAAATCAGTTCTCATTTGATGAACTCTTGGCATTAAATAATCACAATGTTGAATAAAATAAACCTCTGTCTGCGCATAAGATGCTGCAGCTGCTTGTTCTACACCAGTAGCAGTCATTTGAGATAACTGTTGACCCATTCTTTGTGGATTAACACCAATTACCTCATAAGCTTGTTGCTTAAAGTGATTAGCAAGTTGTACTCTAGACATTAGTCTTTCTGTCTGAGATAGATCAAGTTTTTGAAAATGTTGGAAGTTTAATGCATTCTCAGTATTTGTGATAGATGTATCTAAAGGTAACATCTGGAAATTCTTCATTGCCACATAAGCCTTAGCATAATTACCTTTACCCCAGTCTTCTCCAAGAGAGTGCTTAGGTAAAGTATTTTGATCAAGCATTATAATAGTACCAAGTTCATCTACTAAGATGTCTGCTATTTGATTGTTTACTATGTTATATCCAATCTGGTATGGTTTCATTAAATCAATTAGTGCAGTAGATCTTGTATTTCTATCAGAGAAAACAGAGCCCTCCACAGGAAGTTTACAACCATAGAGAGTGCTGTCACCTTTAAACTGAAATGGAATTGATCCTATTTTAGATTTATTTATTCCTATATACATAGGTGAGAATCCACCAGGATTGTTCATTCCCCAAAAAGATGGAATATTTGGTCCTATTTTAACACCACCCCAAACCTCATTGATCCAGATCCAATCTACATGTTCCCCATAGATTAAATTATCTTTAGTTTTATTTTTATTTAATCTTGTATCATAAATAGGTTTATTTGTAATAGCATAGTCTTCATCAACTATATCCATTTTAACTTCACCATTGTCATCAATAGATATTAAATGGCCAACTTTTCTTTGTGACTTCCAATATACAGTTGTTACTCTCAATAAATAAGCAATTCCTTGGTCATAGTAATCTTCTCCTTCAGAAAGTATTTGAGCTATAATATCACCATTATCATATATTGAACCTGCCATAGCAGATGTATATTGTCTATATGCTAAGGATGGCATGTTAGTATTCCAATCATGTGATTTGGTTGCATCATAAAAACTACCATCATTTTGATAACCACCAATTGTATAGCCAGCAGATCTTATAGGATAAACAGCTTCTAATGCTCTCAATTGTTCTTCATCCATTATATAACCATACTTATCTATAACATCAGATGGTGTCATCATATCTGTTTTACCCACCCAATTAGCTTGAGAAATATATCTTGCATCTGGGGACTTATGATAGAAAGTAACTACTGGATTCCAAAGTTCTACTTCATAGTCATCTTCCATCATTCTAAAGTGCCAGAACTCTCTATCTGTAATAAGCATATCTCTAAAGCCTCTTTCTTCAAGCTCATCCATTCTGAATCTTTCTACATCTACTTTATGCTGATGAGAGGCCCACTCTTCTATCATTGATCTGTAGTCTTTCTTAAAGTACATTTCTATCTCAGGAAGAGTTTTTAATTTTTCACTTGATGTTTCTTGTATAAATTCTTCAGAAGCAGGATCCATACCTTGATCCATTAATGCTGATGAAATTTTCATTTTTGCATCTTCCAGTAGAACGTCTTCTACCATTTTTCTTTTTTGTTCAAGCAACTCATTATATGAGAATTCATCCACTGCCCGGTATGTAAGCTTAGTAGATCTTTTAGCAAATTCAGCTACAAGAACATTAATAACATTTGGAACAATGGGATAGAACTTTAATTCTAATGCAGAAACATCTTCTTTGGTGAGCAATTCTACTATGTCTCTATATTCATTATTCTCTTCTACAATATAATCCGTTCTATCTATAATACCTTTTGCAAGCTTATAGTTCTTCATTAGTCTTCTGGCATTTCTACGGATTTGTTTTAGCCCCTGCCATTCTATCCAATCTAGGTTCCAAGCAGCCCATTCCTCATCTTTCTCTTTCTTAGGTAAAAATTGTAAAGGTTGGGTAATACTACCCATTCTGTTTTGTTCTACTTTAGCACCTTTCTTTAACTGTAATGCGTTATATACTTGCATAGTTATTTAATATTTTTAAATGGTGATTTTTTAAATACTGAACCATTTGTTAATCTACCGTTACTGCCCATATGCCTAAATGGACTACTATTTAATTTAAACAAATTTTCTGACTTTTGCAAGTTTTTAGCAGCATCATCCATTATCACTGATTTTGCATATCCTCTATTAGCATGCTGTATTCTCATGAATGCTACTAATGCTGTAAATGCTACTAGTCTATCCACGTTAAGTCCTTCTGTATATTCTTGCATTTCTTTGATTAACATAGGATCAGGAATTCTTTCTATTCCATAGGTTGTTTTTACTATTGTTCCGTCTGCTTTAGTTGTTGTATCAAGTTCTTCCTTACAGTATTCTATGGCATAACTTAATAAGTGCCCTTTAAAAAGAGTTCCTGTATTTCTCCAACCATACTCCTGATAAACATTAGTATTTGCACCCAGATCTTTTAAGAACATAATCTGACTTTTTGGTACAAGATATCTTTGTTTTTTTCTAGATATCATATACTGTATAAACAAAGACACGTTACTTTCTATAACTGCCCAGGCATTATACCACTCTATTATTAGTTCTAATCTCTGATGAGTTTTATTAATATCATCAAATCTACCACACCAAGCTGCTACTATTTTACCCTGTTCTATATAAGTTTCTGATTCTGTGCCTGAATATTTTGTTACTTGAATAGGTGCTTTCATTACATATATGGAACATAATGAGTCTGAGGTAGTTGTTTTTCCTTCTGAAACAGGGTCAATAGATGCATAATAAGTTTCAGCAAACTTTGGTTCTTTAATAGGTCTTTCCCATACAACAAGAGTTCCTGTTTTATCCTCTAACTTTTTAGATACGGGGAATTGCATAATAGGCAACTTATGTGTTTCCTTTACTTTAGGCTTACCATTCTCATCATAAAATATATCTAGAAACTCATATGCATATTCTTTCTCATCTATTCTTCTCTGTTGAGCAGAGACAAGATGTGGTGGGAATATAGATACTGATCTATGTGCAAAGGCTTCTTCAATGTTTCTGGGGTGCTGAGAAATTCTTAACTGGTAATCTTCCGGGGAAAGATCTTTCTTCCACTGTTCAAATTGGTTCTCTAATGCTTCTATTGCTTCTTCTACAAGTGAATTACCATATTGGTCAATGTGAGGAGGCATAGACCATTGCTCAGGAATAAACAAACCTGAGAGACCTTCTGTTCCTTTACTATCTATTAAGTTTGTCTCTACAGCATATATATCTTTAGATGTGGGATTTAAGATCATATCTTTAAGTGGATTACACTGAGATAAATCTCCCACAGATCCTGCGGCTATAAACATACCTGTTGTCATTAAACCAGATCTCATTGCTGGTCTCATGTACTCATATGTTTGATCCATCTTTGGTGCAATACCAGCCTCCTCATGAAAGAAGAATTTTACTGGTCCACCTACACCATTTGTAGGGTCTTTCTCAAATGACATACCCTGCATTGTACCTTTAAGACCAACTTCATTCTTTCTATCACCTTTTCTTACCTCTATTTTTTGTTGCCACATCATTACTTTATGTGGGGTCATTGGTCTATACCATGCAGTATGCTCATTTAGAAAAGCAGCATATTCATCTAAGAATTTCCAGGAGCCTTTCTCATTTATATAATCTTTTAGACTTGCACCTATTTTTAGAGTAACCCCAGATTCAAACCAGAGTTGGTTTAATAGCTTGGCCATATGAAAATATGAGCTTGCTATCTGGCGTTTCTTAAGAATAGCTACATGCTTATAATTGAGTTCTGCCAAAAGTTCATAGAGTGCCATGTGATACTGGGCATCACGTATTTTTGCAAAGTCAAAAATTTGCTGTTCTTTATCAAATATTGGTAAGAAGTTGAGCCACATGTAGTAATCTCTTGTAAGATACCAGGTATCTCCTCCTGATCTATAGATAACTCCTCTTCTACATCTAAGTTTCTGGTCATCCCAGTAATTGATAAAATCTTTGGATTTAAATGGAGAGTCGCAGTAATATCCACTGCCTCTGAATTTTCTTGATTCAGAATTAAATAATAAGCTAGTTTCATCAAAATTATATTTTCCTGGTTCTTTAAATATGTCTCTTATAAACTTAGAAAACTCTTCTCTTGAAGAAAAGTCTGTAATAGTCCAAGTGCCATTATCATAGGTTGGTATGTTCTCAAATATTTCCATTATTGATCATATGCCATACCAATACCACCTCTTACTTTACTAGATTGTTCTTCTTGTAGATCTTTATATGCACCTTTAAATGATGCTCTAATTTGTTCAAAATCTTTTGCTACTGCACGTATCTGAGATATGTTACCATCTCTACCATCAGTAATCTGTGTGTTTTCCATATATCTAGCTAATCTATCTAACATAGATGCAATACCTTTATATGCTCTAGATGTAGGTGTTTCATACATCTTTTGACAAAACTTAAGAGCTGTAAAGATATCATCATCTTCAGTAGAGAACTCAGCTTCTATTTGTTGTAGTATAAGTATCTCCTTATCCATATCTGGTGTAAAGAAAAAGGGATTAAGATCTGGATTGGGACATGACATATAAAATAGATACTGATATATTTTAAGATAGTCTTCAGGATAATTATCCATTACCATCTTAAGTGCTTTTAGTGTATAGCAATGTTCTGTAGGTATTACAACACCATTTTGAATATCAAATAGTTTAGTTAGTATCATTTCTTTTTAATTTTATCTTTATTATCATGTAAATAATGCATAATAGCTGTTACTTCATCTTTTAAATATGGTATTTCCATCTGTACTACATCTTTTACTATAGGATCTCCATTATCATCATACCTTGTAAGTGGATAGCCATATCTATCTAAACCTTCTGTTTCAAATACTATATGATGAAGAAACATTTTTCCGGGTTGTAGTTTAGGATTATGCTTAATTATCATGTACATATAAATACTTAGTTGTAAGCTATAATGATTAAAGTTACAATCATCTAGGCCAGATACAGGAGAGAGTAGCTTTTCTGAAACTCCCTCCCAATCTTTGTAAGATTCAGTCTTAATCTCTTTATTAGTTTTGTAGTCAATAATATTTACTTTACCATTAACAACTTCTACGAGATCTGACTGACCACAGATGCCTGCTGATTTAAGATAAACCATATGCTCTGGATACACGCCTGGTTCTAATTTTTGTGATGGTGCTAGCTTAATACCTTCTGTTAAGTCATTAGGTTTAAACACAGGAACTGTTACACCCTCTCTTTCCATAGAGGCTAATGAGCATAGGTCAGCTTCTCTTTGATTATGATAGAATGTTCCTAGGGTTACTGCTCTTTCTGATTCAGCATTCCAAATAGAAACTATATCTTTTGGGGAAAAGCCATACCACTTTGATCTCTTATTTTTACATACTTTCTTTGCAACTTTTTCTGCATCAAAAGGTTTTTTAAAATGAGATACCAGTGTAGTTACACTTATCCAATTGATCTCTGATCCATCATGGCTTTTATAGCTATGATCTTTTGCGTTAAATACTATACTCATAAGTTCTCTAATTGTTCTTCTTGTTCTTCTGTAATAATTGCTTGCCATTTACCAAGAGGGCACTCTGATGATAATGATCTAGTTTTAAATGTAAGTGAACATCCACATTCATTGCAGCATGGAGCTGTGCCCTTAACTGCACACTTTTTACCTTTACTAGGACATTCATCACAGATGTCATACCTTAATCTAGATATTTCTTCTACTGTCTCATCTCTGATAACAGAGTTTTTAATACCCTCAAATATCTGTGATCTATTTTGCCAAATAAGATTAAGTACGTTTTTCATCTTTTTTAGTTTTTAAGAATTCTTGTTTTTTATTATTTACTAATTCTAATTTAGAACTTAATTTTAATAATAATTCTAATTTATTCTCCATTGCCTTTTTATTGTGGTATGCTTTAAATGTAGATGTATCATGTCCTTCTAAAGATTTTCTAATTTTATCAATTGATGTTATTACTGCTTTTGGTTTTGCTACAAACTGTCCTAGACCATCTATATTTATTCTTGGATATTCTAGATTAGTTAGCAGCTTTCTAACATCTGCATAATAAAACTCTACTAAGTCTTCAACTAAATCTTTTTTAATATTCAGATCTTCAGAAACTATATCATAGATTTTTCTAACCTTCTTTGGATTCATCTCCTAAAAATTTATAATCTAAAAGAATAGTTCCTTTTGTCTGAATTTTTAAATCTGGATTTAATTTAATTAACTTTTTATTAGATGTATCTTTAATTACTAAACTGTTTTTCTCAGCTTTATTTATACTGTTTCTTACTGTTTGTGGAGATTTAAAGATAGGATCATCTTCTGATGATGCATCATAACAAAAATCTGTTAATTCTATTGGTTCATTAAAACTTAGTAAAGTCAAGCAATTAAGATCTGAATCACTAAGATTTATTCTCTTAATGTAGCAGTGTGCAAGAATCTGGAATTTAACTACATCCCATTTTGGCATTCTTACTCTTTTCTGTACTTGATTTACTATAGCCATGACTAGCCTCTTTTAAGCTTTCTGCTTTCAGATTTAGCTGGTTCAGAAGATTCATCATGATCATCATTCTCTTCTTGTTGAGGATTCATCATCATAGCAAATTGATATTGAATGCTAGATCTTTTGAATCTTGTTTCATCAATCTTTAAAAGCATTTCTTCATAAGTTAGTTGAGCTTGTAAATAAGGCATAGATTCTTTATAGAATTCTAGCATCTTTTCCTTTTGCTCTTCTAATTGTTCTGGGGTCATTTCCATTTCTGGTTGTTGATTTGTTGGTTCCATAAGACATTAATTTATATTAGTTTATACAAATATATATAAAATAAGTTTAAATAAAACAAGTTTAAATAAAAAATCCAGGCATACAACATACCTGGATCATCTTACTTAGAGAAGCATAAGTATCTTTATCTGTTCTTAATAGTAAAGTTTAATATGGTAAGTAAATAAAAGTTTCTTGAGATATCTATCTCAAATGAGAATATATCTAATGAAGATACTCTTATCCTTATCATTAGTTTATCCCATTGCTTTGCAGATGACTGCCATGAGTTTCTAAATTTCATACTATAGGTTTTTTAACATTTCTATTACTCTGAGATCTGGATACATATCACTCTTGTCTTTTCTAACTGAGTTGTGTGTGTAAATCCCAGGAGTTCCTTTAAAGGCTTCTTTATCTATTGCCCAAATTTCTGATCTATATGTTTTAGGAATACCATATGTTTCACATAAGTATTCTACTAGTTGTCTCAAAGACTCAATTTGAGCATCTGAATATTTATACCAATATTTGGTACCTTTGAATGGTATTTCAAGTGTTGTTACATTCTCAGGTTTAACTACACCGTTTACATAGTTATAGTATTTACCATTGCGGAGTTTTAATGGACCCCAGTTACATACTTCTATACCTACAGAAAGTTTATTTAAGTTCTGATACTTTGCACCATTTTTAACAAAGTCCTCTGCATCTATACCTAAATGCCAAGCCCAGTGTTTAGATGAAAAACATTGTACAATGTCTCCATTTTCAGCAATAACAAATGCAGTTGCTATTCTTGTATCATTACTATTCCAGTACCGTGATACAGCTACTGCATTGCCTCCACCTGCTGTATGATGCAGATAGATTTGTGTTTTCTTAGACTCCTCAGCAAAAAATTGATCACTGTCTAATCTTGCTTGTACAATTTTATTTATGTCTAGTTTCATTGGTACAACATGTTTCTGTAAAATGAATTCTTTGCTTATGCTCACCCTTTTTACCTATGTTAAAACTTTCAATAGGTCTGTGATATCCCATCACTCTTGTGTAAACTAAGCACTTAGTTCTTTTACTCTCGTTATTTTTTAAAAATTCTTCCCTTGTCATGTTTAATTTTTAATATCTTTATAGGTATCTGATATATTTTTTAACCCACCTTTTATTTTCTTTATCATACCATAGGTCTTACTGAATATATTATTACCTGTAATATCAAACCAGTTTTCATTTATTGATGATACTTCTATCATACAGAATATTCCAAGCATGATATTTGTAAAAATTGCCGGGATACCAATAACAAAATCAAAGTTTAAAAACTTTAACACACCATTTGCAAATGGAGTAAGCGCATAATAATCTAATGGGAACAGTACACCAGCTGCTATATAATACCCAAGGGCTTTGTACACATAACCTTGTCTAAGTATTTTAGATTGAAATACTTCTCTATATTTTCTGTTTGTGTTTTTGGCTACTGTTCTAAGGGATATTAATTTAACTACTGTATCAACAAAAATGATAAACATTAATATGAGTGCCATGAGTTCTACTGGTGCAAAGAATGATGATATTGTCAAAGAAATTATTGTGAGTTTTGATTTCATAAGGGTTTGATTTGTGCTTTCAGGACACGGTAAATAATATTTAATATGATTATAATTAGGAATATACCTCCTAGCCAAGCTAAGAAGTTTATAAACCCGGGCACATATTTTATTTTTTGTGGTTTTAATGTTTTAGTTACTACTTTAGTTTTGTATACTGTGTTACCTTCAATAACTTTATAGACAGTATCCATAGTAGCAACAACTTTATATTTGTTTTTAGATAGTTTACTTTGTAGACTAATTATAGTTCCATCTTTTTCTGAGAGTCTTACAGCATATACACGGCCTAAAGAGTCACAGTATAGAGAATCTTCTATAAATACAGTTTCCCCGGGGATTGTTATAGTAGTATCTCTATATTCTATTACAGTTACTGTACTATCTTTTTGAGTACATAAAGGACAATACTTAGCAAGTCTCTTCTCAAGTGAACAAGAAGTGATAAATACTAGTAATAAAGAAAGTGCAAATATTTTTTTCATTATGCTCCAAATGTTCTTATTTCATACTTAATAACAAATCTCAATGTACCATTCCCAAGTGTTGGATTGACATCTCCCCATGTTCTTAATCTAAGAGGTTGATTAATCCAGCTACCATTATACTGATAGTTTAATGAATTACCTGCATCTATTCCACCTTCAAAATGAGTAGCATGCATTGCTTTATTTCCAGCAGTTGTCATAAATGCCTTTTGCATAAATATATTCCCTGTTGCAGATGGACTAATAAAGAAATATGGATTACCGGCTCCCCCAATAGTATATGGTGTTCCATTATCTGTAAACTCCATAGCTAATGAAAAAATAGCATAATATTTATTAGCTCCTAGTGCAGGTAATATAACTGCAGGACTTGCTCCTGTATTTAAAATTTGAGCAGCTGACAAAGTTACTACAGATTCTGTTAGACTTTCTCCCCCGCTTATTTGAATTAATGTACTCATTCTATTAATTTATTTTATTCATTGTTGCTATTAATGATGGTGTTTCTGGATGATTCACATCTGCTGGTGTTGCAAGTATATCTATTCCATCATTTTGTGTCCACATTAATTCTACATAATCCCCTGCAGTTAAACTAATATAATAGTTCCAAGCTGCAATAGCTTCACCTGAGTTTGCTTGCATTGTTATAATACCATTTGACCAAGGAATTACAATATCATTTATATTGATCCAAATGTTTATTTCCTTTGCTGTCCCACCAACAGTTCTGACTAACTGAGCAGAAAATTGAAGATTGTATATACCAGTAGTATTTACTGTCATTCTAGTAGGTCTTCCTAAAGCATTATTAGTTATACTTACTCCTGCTGAAATATCAGTAGTATTTAACTCCATTGCTTTTGCTACTCCAGATGCTGTACTTTGTGTTGTAGTATCATAAAATGATCCTAGTATGGGTGTGCTAGTTCCACTACCTGGAATTGTAACAACTGTTTTACCCAATACCTCAGCAGCAGTTACTCCTGCACCTTGAAAATCTAATGTGTATCTTGGTGGTAAACTGGCACCTTCTTCTTGAACTACAGTATATCCAGATAGATTAACAGAAGTTCCCATTAGATTAAACTATCCAGGTTATTATAAATGTTGTACCTGTAGCATCATATGCTATTCCGGTCAATATATTATTAACAGCACCTCCATCAAAATTTACTGATGTTCCAGCAGGAAGAGTTTGACCACCCACTGTTCCACTAGCAGCACCTACATTTGCAATAGAAAAACTAAATGCATCAGGAACTGTTCCTGCAACTGAGGTGTTTAAAATATTTGGTGTTCTAACTTGTCCAGTACTAGTCCCAGATATTATATCTAAAAGTGACTGAAGGCCTTTTAAAACACTTAATTGAAAAGGGAAGTTATTTCCTTTATTCCCATAATCTTTTAAATTTCCTATTGACATGATTAGTTAATTATCATGAAGTGAATCTTCACAGGTTGATCAAGTGCTGCTGCTGAATCTGGGTTTCTAAGTACAATTCTAGCAGATCCTGCAAATTGTATTTCACAAGAAACTGTTGGTACACCAGCTCCAGCTGTAGGATACTCTACACTCAACAAAATAATTGATGTTAAAAGAATATTAGAGTTCATCAATACAAAGATATCAGGTGTTCCTGATGCTGTTGCTGCAGACACAGTTGTGATAATACCAGCATGGGTATTTAAAGTAACAGTCGTGTTAATGTTAGTTAACTGAGTTACAGTACCTGTATCATACAATGATTGTAAAGGTGCAGCATTTACTGCTAATGGTAACCAAGCATCATCTCTACTTGGGTCTTTAGCCCCAATAGGTAATAGATTTGATACATCTGTGGGAAGAGTTTCCCTGTAGTTTCCTGCTTTAATCCAAGAAATAAAATTTAAAATATCCATGACGTTTTTGTTTTAATAAATAATTACATACTATATCTATAATATAATGAAAATTATTCAGATAGCAAACTATTGAGAAACTAAATCTTTAAAAATTTCCATAGTATCATCCACCAAAATGATACCTTTATCTGTTTCAACGTGAAGTTGAGTATCACATAGTACCTCTATAGGACCTGTGATGATATACTCAATGTCATTATATGTAAAATTATGGGGCATAATATAATTGTGTTCTGAATACTTGAGCTGAATCAGTTGTATTACCATGTTGAATAGCAACCATAAAGAAGTAGCTTGTTGAAGCTGCTAATGTAAAAGTAGATGCTGTATATGTGGCAGTATCACTTGATGCTGCTGTACCAGATGGATAATAGTAAAGTATTGAACTATTAATATAAAAGTCTCTCCACAGTTGTTGGAATGTTCCAGCTGTTGTCATTGTTTGTCCTGTTGCAATCAATGTTGCCCCTGTTAGTGAGTTCGTTGTATTAATATATACTCTAACATTAGTAGCTAATGTACCTGCTGATTTAAATATTTTTAACCTTAGCTGTAAAGTTGTTGCATTAGTCAGGTAAGTAGAGCTAACAGTATTAGATGTACTAACTGTATTAGCTGTGGTGCCTGTTACTACTGAGCCACTTGTATTAATTATAGGATAAAATAAATTGATATTACCTACACCTAATATAGGGATATTATTTAACGTCTTTATATTACTTCCACTTACTAGTGTAGGCTGCACTGCTATATTACCACTACCTAACAGTGAAGTACTGTTGACTGTCTTGATATTGGTACCACTAACTAATATAGGTTGATAAGTACTAGCTGCTACAGCTGATGTTAAATATCCTGATAATGCAGAACTTGTAATATATCCAGCTGGATTTGTGCTATCATACGGTGTATAACCTAGAGCAGTAGTTACATCTGCTGCTGTTATACCTGAGATATATCCATTAGGATTAGCTAGAGAGTAATAATATAAATCATATGTAGGTAAGCCGTTAGTCCATACAACAGTAGGATCAGGGTAGGTGCCAGATAAGTCTCCTCCTGCTGGTCCTGATGGAGCTCCTCCACCACCACCTGTTGTTTTAGGCTTTCCATCTGGCCCATATACTTCTAGCTTAGAACCATATACATTACCATTTTTATCAGTTACTTCCATAGTCTATGCCGTAAAGATAATATGTTGTCCCGGGGATATCTGTATATACAGTTAATCTATCTCCTGGATTTAATGCATATGTGAGAGTATCATTTACTGTGTCTCCTCCAGAAAGATTTAGATCATATAAAACTATAGTACCCGCAGATGCAGCATCATATCTTTCTAATATCAATCTATAATTTGCAGGATTATTAAAACTTAGTGTTATTATTTTGGTTAATACCTGAGAGTCACTACCTGTATAGAGTAATGTCCCTAAAATATCTACATCTCCCTGTTTAACTATTTCTGCCATACACTAATATACAAAAAAAACCCCAGCTTTGCAACTGGGGCATGTGCCTGCTTTGTAACCATTGGAGTGGGGATAGTCAGGCTATAACAGTAGACCAATTGATAAGGAGAGGCCAAGCATAATAGCAATACAAATATTTGCAATTTTAAAATCATCCTCGTTAATTACATATTGCTGTGATCTTTTGTCATACACAGGTTTATATAATATATGTGCAATTGCCCATAACATAGCTATTGCAACAAACATAATAATAATTGCTGCTAATTTCATCATTTCATTTTTAATAATTTCTCAACCATTAGTTGAGCCCTTACTAAATCCCCAATTGTTTGATCAAATAGCAAACTCTTTACTGGTGATCTATTAAGATTATAATTGTCTTTAATTGTTTCTGCAAGTTTAGAAAACGTTTCTCTAACTTCAACAATTTCTGCAGACTCAGTGATTTCTTCTGAATCTAAACCAACTAAAATATCCCCGAAAGAATATATCTTAGTTTCTCTAAATGCCATTTCTTCACTCATAATTTATCTATTCTTCTCTGTAAATATACTAAAGCTTTTTGTAAATCGTCTCTTTTATTAGAAGTTTTTTTACCAGCTCTAGCCAAATACTTTATAACATTCCCTAAATAAAAGTCCTGATCTAACCCCCAGGCCTCAAGCACATTAAATACTTCATAAGTATTTCCTGCCCCGCCATAATACTTTGGTCTATCAAGATTTACTATTCTATCTGTCAATGGTATCTGTTTAGATACTATCTTATCAAAAGGTGTATACATCTCTTTTGATTCTTCTGTGAAATTTACCATACTATTGCAATATCACGTTCAGCAACCATTAACTTCATGTTACCTTCTAGCTCTACTGCTTCAGATGCTTGTAACCCGGTGATTCCTATATATACTTTGTCCCCCACCTTTACTGATTCTACTTCATCCCCTATAGCATATACTTCTAACTTAGTCCATGTTTTTCTCATGTCCATTTCTAAAGCCACCTTATCAGCCTCACTCAATTGAATAGCTGATTCTTTTACTTCTGGTTTATTTAATAAAACCCTTTTTCCTTTTAATTGCATTTTATTGGTTTTTAATTTTTCAAACAATTCTCTAGCTTGTAGATTATCTTCTGCAAGTAAAGTAGCTTTTTCCCAAAGTACTTTTTCATCTAGAGTCATAGGCAAATATAATAAAATTTATTTACCCTGACCTCTATATAACTTTTTATATTTCTTGCTAGATTTAAGTTGGCTAGTTTTTGATTTAGCATGTATACCTGGACGGGATACTTTTACTTTAGTAAGTTTTGTTGTTAGTTCTTTTATTTTTGCCATGATTAAATAATTAAGTACTATATAATATACTCAATTATTCGTTATCATAAAACATTCTTTCTGAATCTTCTGTGTGCCATTTATCAAATCCCTCACAGTTATAGTAATCTTTGTTAACCAAGTAATCTGGTCTTTCAGGAAATGGTTTAGTTACAAAGCTTGGTTCAGACCACTTGATTCTATTATTTGGTTGAAGAGCTATTTGCCCGTTGTCAAGTAAAATAATATGATGACTCTTGTGTTCTAATGCATCTTCAGCTAAAGATAAATCTGTATTAAAGTCATTTGACCCCCAGTTTATTGTTGCATAGTAACTACCTGGGTAGAACTTGTGATCTTTCATATACACTTCTACTGGTGCATCATAAAGATATGATAGATGTAACAAAGTAAAGTTATAAGAGAAGCAATTCCATATCTGTAGAAAGTGAAATGGAAGATCTGGATCCGGTAACTCAGGCTTAGTCAGTAGGGCATGACTTGGTAGTTTATCTCTAAGTACACCATTCTCTAACAATACCTGGAACAATGCTGCTTGCCCCGGCATACATCTTACAGATATTACTACCCCCGGAGTAAATTCTCCATGACCTTTGGTATGTTGGTACATGTATTCATTCCTCACAAATACCTTGAGAGGAAAAAAATTGTGTTCTATATATGCCATTATTTTCTAGAGAAGAAGTTTTTCTTTGGTTGTTCTTTCTTATCAAGATTTAGTTTCTCAATGATCTTGTTTGCTTCTTCTTCTGCAAAAGATATAACCTCTTCTTCCTTGTCCACTATCTTCCAGTTATTTAGTAGAATACTCATGTGCATAGTTTCATGCATAACAGCTGTGGCTTTCTCTGTAGTAGAATACTTCTTGAAAGTACCCATGTTCAAAAACAAGAAAGGTTTGTGGGGAGCTTTTGCTGTTAACTTCTTATCAGCGGGATCATAGTTAGTAAGACCATATATATAAACCCCATTGCCGGTGGTCTTATCTACTTCTTCTGCTTGTGCATCTGCTCTACTTAAACCATGCATCTCTGGAACCTTGTAATAATCAAAGATCTCGGTAGCATCATTACCAATGAGCAGAATATATTTACCCATGTCAAACTTCTTCATATACTAATATAAGAATTATAATTTAACTTTTATAGTTTTAGAAGTATTACTTGACCACATTCTTATTTCATATTCACCTTTTGGTAAATACAATATCTCTTGACCAAGAACTGGAACTGTATCTGTATATCCAATAACTTGAACATAGTCATAACCATCAACAGTAACAATTCCATAAGCATCACAGTCTTTAGATGACTTACAGCTAAACAGAAAATACCCTATAGCAATTCCCATAAGAATGTGTATCAAATACATGTATATAGTCTTATAACAGTTCATAACATAAATATTAAAAACTAACAAAGGCCCGGGCTTTCAACTCCAGGCCCTTGCTATGAGTAAATAAACTTTGGGTAAATATAAAAAAAATTTCTATATAAAAAAATATTTTGTTCTTGAGAGTGTTAGGGATCTTACCTGTTTGACCCCCGGGGGGCTGAGCTAAGTGGTGCTACCCCCTATGAATCACACAGACCAATCTCATATACTAGATGCAATACAAAAAAATATTCTAGCAGGAAAAAGATGTTAGCCCTATCTGGATGTGTATCACATGTGCTATGTGTTAGATATACTATAGTACTATAGGGCTTATGTGTTATGTGTAGTATATGCTTGCTGCTGTGCTACATCATCTAGTATCTAGTACATACTATATACAGTAACTGTGTCATACTATTATTGAATCAATTAAATTTAAAGATATGTGGTATAATAAAATTGTTTGGGATGAAAATGGTAATAATGTAGAAGGGTTATGTGAAAAATATTTTGTTAATAAAGAGGAAGTTTGGGAAGTATATGGTGGGTTAGGTAAATGTTTAATGGGATATGAGATTATAGAGTTTTGGAGTGAGGATTAAAAGAGGGGGATAATCCCCTTTTGTTAGTAACTGTGTCTTACTATTCATAACCATTAAATTATTTATCATGAAATTTTACTTTGCAACAATCACAGATTACTCAGGACAAGCTGTACTTACATTGCAATACACTGCTAGTGCTAAACATTCAGCATTCTTAGCAAAGCAATACATAGACAATTGTCCACCTGCTGCTGGCTTTAAGATCTGTATGAAGGTACTCAATGCTGCTGACATTGTTAGGCTCCTAAACTAGGGGCTTAACAATGATATATTAACTGTGCTTTACTATTAATAACTATTAAACTATTAACCATGAAAACAATTGCTGCTTACTTATTTGGAGTGATCCTATTAGGATCATTCTCTGGAGTATTAATGTCTATGGGTGCTAACATACTTGCATCTATGGGATTTATGTGCTTGTTCTGGGCATGTATGCTCACACCAATGCTAGGGGATTAAGTTCCCCTTTTGTTTTGTAACTGTGCCTTACTGCTAATAACCATTTAATTCTTTATACCATGAAATACAAAACTGTTTTCATTGAAGTGCCTTGTGGAAATGCAGAGGCACTCGTCAAAGCTCAAACTAAAATAAACCAATGGACTACTCTAGGTTTACTCAAGAAGTTTGAAACCCACAGTACAGGAACACATTGGTTGTTCCAAGTGCTAATGATTAAACAAGAGGGAGAGTAATCTCCTTTTTGTTTAACATAGTAACTGTGCTCTACTATTATTGAACCATTAAATTCTTTATTATGTTTACTCAAATGATTATTGCTCTTATTAGAGCCGAACTAATTAAATCAGGACAAAAACCTGATAACAAGTATCTAAACTCATTAACCAAGTTAAAGAGAAAAGACTTGTATGACCTACTAAATTCCTATAAACAGGAAAACAAGCTTATGGTTGATTAAGGGGGAAACCCCTTTTTTTCTTTTAAATACATAACTGTGTCTTACTACTTATAACTTTTAAATTATTTAACCATGAAAAATCTATCAAAAATTGCCATTGATGCCTTTAATCAAGGTTCAGATAACTTTGGGGAAAAGCCAACAGGAGAAGTAAGTTCACTAACCCGTGAAATACTTAGCCCAAATGCAATATGTTTTGGTTCCCCAAATCCAAAGAGCCATGAATACTATCATTGTTCTGTTCAGTTAGTTCAGCCCGATGGACATAAGTGTACTTCAAGTATTGGGTTCTATGTTAAAGACAATGTTATGGACGTATGTTCAGGACACATAGTATTTAGCATACCTGTAACTGATGAGATACAAGCAGAACTTAATGTTGCAGAAGTATTTGAGTGGTAATAATTAGGGGGATATCAGTTCCCCTTTTTGTTTTATGTGTAACTGTGTTTTACTACTATTAACCAATTAAATTATTTGTTATGAAAACATTTACTTACATGAAAAAAATTGAAGTTGAAACAACTATTAATGTACCTATTATCACCTTTGTACCAGAGAAAGTACGAATATGTACAGGTGATTCATCATGGTTTACTATGGGTTATGTACCAAGATTTAACGGTTTAACTAGTAAAGAGTATGGTAAAGAAATGTGCAACTATAATGCAATGTGGAAAATGCTTGAAGAATATGTCCAAGAGACATTTGGCAAGTACCGAGGTTATGGATCACTAGACTACCATGTCTATTCAGGTAAAGACTTGAATATGCCTGACTTACCTAAAATTCCAGATGAGTGGAATGATGACCATGCTGATTTAGTTAATATGTTTAAGAACTTATAAGGGGAGTAATCCCCTTTTTATTCAATAACTGTGTCTTACTAATCTTAAAATTTAAAACTATGATTGCAAAAATTATCTTTATATGGTACTGCTTTACAGGTACCATTACTGCTGTTGATGATGTTGACGGCAGAAAAATTTATGAAATGCCTAGTGCTCAAATAGAATATGCTTATGAAGCAGAACTTGTAGAGTATATAGAAACAGGCACATTTGAATACAATGAAGACTTGGAGGATTAATTCCTCTGAGTCTTAACTGTGTCTTACTATTGTTAAACAATTAAAACTATATACTATGGAATTTATAACAAACAAATCAAAGAAAGAACTTCTTGATGTTATTCAGCATATTCAAGCTTTAATAAGTGATGATACTGAGTATACTTATTTAGGTAATATGGAATATGAAGCATACTATCAAAATAGGATTAATACAGAAGAACTTGCTAAACTTGTTGAAAAGCTTTGGGAAGTATATAAGCTATCAGATGATGCTTATTACAAGAAAGGGGTGTAATAACCCCTTTTATCTGTAAAGAAACTTTAATAAGAAATAAACAATTAAAATTATATGCTATGAACTATTTGGAACAAAACATTAAGAAGTATTATGCAAATGAAATTACACTAGAAGAACTTAAGAAAGTATTACACTTTCTTATAGATGATGTAGTAATTCCTGATGCTATATACACTAAAGAGAAAATAGAGAAAGGGGAGTAACATCCCCTTTCTTTTTATCCACACGGTGGAGCAAGTAGACTTTGATGCTGATAATCAAGTAGTTACAAAATGCTATGTTTTACCCACTATTACCCCCGCACAAGCCATTGCACTTTTTGAGCTACGCGTCTTTTTTTTAACTGTGTTTTACTACTGTTGTTGTTTATTTTATTAACCCATTAAAACTTTTCACAATGGAAGATTTAATTAAAACCGGAGTATTAATCTCTGTAGCTGAGAACAGCAAACCCAATGTTAACGGGACAATGTTCCATAACTGTACTGTTGAATTCAACGGAGAACAGTTTGGTGCTATCATGTACAGTACTGTATATGATAAAGGCGTTGCTATTGGCAGTACTGTAAACTTTGCAGTTACTGTTATTGACGCTGATAATGTGCTGTTGAGTGTATTGGGTAATGGTGCTAAACGCGCTACTCTTGCCACATTTGGCATTGAGATACCTGCATAATAGCAGGTGCCACTAAACAGGGTATGTCTACAAAGGCATACTCTGTTTTTTTGTTAATACAAGAGCTTCGCGCCTTTCTTTATAACTGTGTTTTACTCTTCTTGTTGTTAGTAATCAACGGTCTACAACTTGCTAAACCCGCTATACTTGTTAAACTCTTATTGAATTAAATAATTTGCGGAAATAAACTTGTTTTAATGAGTGTAATTATATTACTACAAACCTATCTCTGTATTTATTAACACTACACTAACTGTATATTCCTATATTAATAGTGTATTCTGTATTAATTAATATAGCTAAAAATAAATTAGTAACCAATTAAACAATAGCATATGCAAAGAGCTACTTACTTCCTATATGGAGTACTATTCTCTCTCTTAGTCTATACAGTGTTTTGCTCTATAGGAAGATCAGAGGCAAAGACTCCGGTCAAAGGTATAGACCGAGAATATTATTTAGAAGTTTCCCAAGATAGTATTTGGGTTGAATCTAGATATGGTAAAATTTACAGTGGTAAGTATACAGACTTAGACAGTCTTATTACCATTGATAACTTGTAATTAATTGCAATATAGTTTCTAACAGCCAGTAATGGTCATCCGAAGGTAGAGCTATAAGTTGAGAAGGATATACTTATCTAGGTATTGCAATTATTTATTTACTCTCATCCAAGCAGGATAACATATTCAGTAGAAGTGGTGAACGGCTCTAACTTTAGAGGTAGGAATATGTCAAGGGTTGCAACCTTGTACTCATGAATTTGAGTATCCAATATTTGGATGAGAGTTTTTCTTGAGTAGGATATAAAACTGCTCATACTAATGCACCATTCCTGATTCCCAAGGTCAGGCAGTTGTAATTGTAAGCATACTTCGGCAGATAGAAGTCTTTACAACTGAGTGCAGAGGGGTATTTAATAGGTAAATCTTACTACCATTAAATGTAAGAATAATTAAAACAACAACGGCAGTTGTAAAAATGTATAGATTATGAATAAAGAAATAGTTTATTGGACAATGAAAGATGGTAAGAAGATATCCGTGGATGACATGGATATAAACCATCTCCGGAATACTCTCAAGATGCTTATTAAAGCTAAGAGAGCTAAAGCTACTACCAAAGAGTATAGACATTGGTCTTGTCTCAATGGAGATATTGCTCAAGATATGTTAGACCAAGCATATCTTGCAGAGCAACAAGATTTAGATGAGTGGTACGGTCTATAGTACCACTCTAATTTAAAATAAAGAATACTTCAGCAAATTATTACATATAATAGTTTAATTGGTACAGTATTCTGAAAAGTAAAGGCTACTACAGCAATTATAAAATAATAATTATAATAAAAAGTAGCCTGGTTAATGCACCATTTCTGTTTCACAAGGACAGACAATTATTTATAATTGAGTGCAGAGTGGCCGGTGTGGAAGAATACTTCAGCACAAAACTAAACTATGATGAAAGAGTCATTGCTTATGCAATGATTAACCCGGGAAGGTATCTTTTCCTAAGTAATTAGGTAGGTTTAGTTGTATTCTGTAGGCACCAAGGACCTACCTTCCGAAAGGGGGTAGGTACCTTCCCAAACCTACATTTAAAAATTAGTAACCAATTAAACTCAAAAATATGTCCAATTTAGTCAACGCAACAAGACAGTATAACTCCACAACTGCTAATGGAGCCATTACTCATTCAACAAGTTTAAACTATTGTTTAGATTTGTTTTTTATAGCAGGTGCAAGTAGAACTATGTCAGAGTCTGACATTATACTTGCTTTTGACCGTGCACATGCAGAGAATAAAAACTTAGCTTATAAGATTTTATTCTGGGCTCGTGATGCAAGAGAAGGTGCAGGAGAGAAAAGATTCTTTCAAATAGTTATGCAACATTTGAATAGGTTTAATTCCTATGATTATGATCAATTAGCTATATATATCCCAGAATTTGGATATTGGAAAGATGTATTCAAGATTGAGCAACCAAATGAGAACAATCTCAATTGGTTATCTACTCAACTTGAAGAATCTCCTAATGCTAATCTCTTAGCTAAATGGTTTCCAAGAAAAGGTAAATGGTTTGTAGCCATGCATAAGTATTTTAACATAACTCCAAAAGAGTTCCGTAAGAAACTTGTGTCAATGACCAAAGTAGTGGAGACTCAAATGTGTGCCAATGAATGGTCTGAGATTAATTACTCTCAGGTACCTTCAATTGCTATGAATAAGCATAGAAAAGCATTCTTTAACCGTGATGGTCAGAGATATGCAGAGTATATTGCTGATGTTCAGGCAGGCAAACAGAAGATTAATGCAAGTGTATTATTTCCTCATCAATTGTATCAAGCAATTAATAATGGAGAAAATGCTGATGCAGTAGAAGCTCAATGGAATTCCTTACCAGATTACATGGCAGATAGTACAGAAAGAATACTTCCTGTATGTGATGTCAGTGGTAGTATGAATGGTCTTCCTATGGATGTATCTATTTCTTTAGGGATTTATATCTCTGAAAGAAATCAAGGTATATTCAAAGATGCATTTATAACTTTCTCAGAAAATCCTGAGATGAATTACTTGAAAGGTAATTTGTCTCAAAGGATGAGTCAGTTAGGAAATGCAAAGTGGGGTTATTCTACAAATCTTCAGGCCACATTTGACTTGATTCTTAACAGTGCTGTTAGAGAATCATTACCAGAGTCTGAGATGCCAACTAAATTACTTATCATTAGTGATATGGAATTTAATGAGGCAGACAGTAACCAAACAAACTTAGATGCTATTAAGGCAAAATATTCTGATGCAGGATATAAAATGCCTGAAATAGTATTTTGGAATGTTAATGGTAGACTTGGTAATGTACCTACAGATTGTAAAGATCAAGGTATTGGCTTGGTATCAGGTTTCAGCCCTTCTATTTTGAAGAGTATATTGCAAGGTGAGATTTATTCTCCTGAGCAATTGATGCTTGATACTGTAGATACTGCACGGTATTCCTGTATTGAAACTGAATAAGATTCGGAGGTTTGGTGACACCTTGGCAACAGAAGTCACCACTTTTATTTATGAATTAAAAAAATCTGATTATGAACAAGACACTTACATTTGGCTATCATTCAATTGGTGGTCATACAATCATTAAATTAAACATGAACCTTACTGCAGCTGATGCAGAAGAGATTAGAAAAACCTATGGTTATTCAGTGATGCAAAACTCTAGACACAATTCTATGTTACATAGAATAGAAGGAGTATTTTCTTACCAAAATTATAACCATGATTTACACGGTCAACCATGGTTTGATAAACTTGCTGAGTATAAAATCAATGCCAAGATGGAAAAATTGGCAAGAGCAAAAGCAGACCTACTTGATAGGTCATTAAATGCTTATAATTTACACGCGGATTTAACTGATTTACCTTTTTAAAAACAATTATTATGATTACAGAAGAAACCCAAGTATCAACAGAAGTGGTTGCTCATTTAAGAAATTCCATTTACAGTTATATTATTTCTGATTTTATAGCTTATTCCAATGAAGAAGTTAAACAAAAAATTAATGGTACAATTGAAAATGAGATGGAAAGTATTAAGTATGCTCTGTTAAATGAGCATTCCAATATTGTACTCCTTAGAGAGAAATATAAAATTTATGAACAATTAAAAAAAGAGTTATGAAAGCAATAGCAATTTTAGTATTATGGTTTAGTTTCATTATCACAGTGTCAATATTGGCAAGCTGTGGTAGTGCACATAGTAGTTGTGATGCCTATGGGCAAACACAACAATTACCGGAAGGAGACTTAGCAAGTAAATAAATCTTGTTAAAATATGTTAACGGGGGTCACTGGCCCCCATTTTTATTAAATAAACTTATGACAGTATGATTTACAGAGCACTTAGAAAATTAGAAGCACAAAAAAGAGACATTCAATCTTTAATTATGGCTGCTTACAGTTCAAATGCTGATCCAGAAGTAGTTATGATTAGAGTAAATGATTTACAATATCACCTCTATCAAGTAGAAAGAGAAATAGAACTTGAAGAAATATTTGTAAAATTCAAATGGGGATTAGTAGCACTTGTCACCTGCAGTATAGCATGCATTATTATTACACTTATTAAAACATATTAATTATGAAAAATTTATTATTATTATTTATTCTCCCAATATTTTTGTTTTCATTTAAAGATGACAACAAATATGCGGGACTTACAAAAGATGAAGTAAGATTTGTCAAAAACATAGAGAGAATAGAGACAGAAACTCTTTCTAAAGTATATAGAGTCTCTTCCATAGAAATTATGGTAGAATTTGGTAGTATTAAGTATTTACTAAATACTAGAACGGGCTTTGTTGCCAATGTATGGATTCTTGGGGATGATGATATCACCTGGGAAGAGCTAGGACCAGAATATTAATTATATTTGCGTGCACCTACAACCGCACTAAACAGACAAAAGGTGTAATAGTCTGTTTTATTTGGTCCTGTAGCTCAGCTGTATAGAGCAAATCACTTCTAATGATTAGGTCCCAAGTTAGAATCTTGGCAGGATCACTAGTATTAATTAAACATATATTTATGAAAGATCTTAATTTAATAAGCTCGGTCATGGGCTTTGATTTAGAGTGTACTCTTAAAGATGAAAATGACCAACCTCTTAAAACAGGTATTAAATCTACTGTACATATACACGGTGCTTTAAAACCATCTACAAATAGAATCATAGATAAAAAATGGTTCACACATTTTGATGATGGATTGTACAACAAAGTATTAGATTACAGAAAACACAATGATTAAGACACATATAGAATTTGATGAAACAGATGTAGCAAGAATTCTAAAGAAAATTATTACCGGAGATTGCAAGGATGAAATGGTAAAACTATTAACTCCTATTATATGTGAAGATCATTATGGTGTAAAGTTGCTTGCAAAAATATTTATTGGGCATACATTACCCAATATAATTCCTGAAGGAACTTTCTGCCGTGTAAAACGTAGTACTTTTTATATACCACCATCAAAAGAACAACTTTATAAAGATAATGTTGATGATAATGATGAATTAATTGGAACTATAAAAGAATTCAGGGGTTATCATAAAGATGTGTATGGAGTTGCTTTTAAACTTAAAGAAAAAGACGGTAGTATTACTGAAGATTATTCTTATATAAGCATTTGTAATATAGAAGTAATTAAAGAATTTTAAGATAGTATATTCTGTGAGTATGCTTTTCCGACCAAATAATAGGGGGTAGATAACTATCCCCTTTTATTGTTAGCTATATATTGCATTATTTTATTTTGTAAAGGCAATTGTACTTGATTTTATCACGTATTTTTACTAAAGATACAAATGATGTTATATAGTTTGCCAAACGGGAAAGTAATTCACTTAAGCATTGAAGAATATTTAGAGCTTACAGACCTAGATATACAGTTCTTGATGTCTATTGATTATGGTGAACATATCATAGATCCTTTTCTTGGTTCTGCTGTTCAAAAAAACATCAGAGAAAAATGTATTGATATAGAATTTCTTCCTATGGAAGATTATGACCTTAATGATATAGCATCAGAGGATTCTCCTTTTGATGATATCATTGACTTAGAGGGCCCATTGGATAACTAGTATTGCTAATTGCAATATGCAATACTAACACTTATCACTTAGTATGAGTAACTAATGATATAGTAAAATCTACACTCAAAAAAAACAATTTATTTATTTATTTATTTTAAAACTTAGAATCATGAATTCAACAGTTAAAGTTGTAGCTGACGCTACTACAGGTTCAGTAGTTAGACTATCTGAAACAAATCCAGAATTTGCCTCTGTTAGATTAGAGCAAGTACGTACAGTTATTGGAAATAACAATTTTGTAGAAAGAAAATCAGTTTCTACTCTATTACAAGGTACTACTGCAGATTTGACAGCAATGGGATTTTATGCAGGTCAAGAGTTACCAGGAACAATTGTTATTGAAGAGTCTTTGACTCCATTTAACAAGAAAAATCCTGAGCGTGATCTTAAAATTGCAGGTGAAACAGGTATTGTATGTACTGTAGGTGGTCAACCAATTTACAGAAAATCTACTTATTCTAGTGCATCTAATGCACAAGATATACTTGTTAAGCATGACAATGTAGAGCAATTGCGTTCTGCATATGCTCAAGCAAACTCTGCTGGTATTAGAAATGCCGCAGGCCAAGAATTTAATATCTAAGATATTAGGTTGATGGATGTAAAAAGGGGGTTAGGGAACTAGCCCCTTTTTTATTATAATTTTATTAATATGAAAATGTATAAAATGGAAAAGCTAAAACAGGAAATTAGAAATTATCAATTAAGTGCAGGTAAAAACTACATGCAATATGAATCAGATGGGTATTCACAGTACCAAAACTATTTATATAAAAGAGCATTATATGGTTTAAATGCACTGACACAAGAAGAACTTGCTTCTATGTGCAGTAAGAAAAAGCAGAGAGTAATCAATGTTTATAAGCGTGCACAAAAAGTGCTTAATATATTTAAGCAACAAGTAACAAACCAATATAGTAACTATATCTTCCAAACTCTATTCCCAAAAAGTCCGTGGACTGATGAGATGCTAGAGTATACATAAGTAGATGAAAAGTTTACTAATACTTTAACTTTTAAAGATTTAAATATCTCTAAACAAGATATTATTGGTATCTTTATTACTGAAGGAATTCTTCCTAAAAACTTTTTAAGTTTAAGAGAAGCTCCAGTTGTATTACCAAGATTAAAAAATGAAAAATTATGAAAACATTTTATGACAAAAGAGGTGGTGTTGAACCTGGATATGAATCTAATTTAGACACTGTACAAGGGAGAGTTATTTGGAAAACAAAAACTCATTGGCTTATTTATGTAAATCCTGATGATTATTACAATTCAGTTGTAAGTTTTATACAGGGTGAAGATGTATATCATACAACTCTTATTGGATACATTGTTATTCCAAAAGGTGTGATAATTCATAGTTGTTATTTAGCTACAAGTTTCTGGGATGGTATTAAAGCTTTATTTAGAAGTGGAACAACTCCTGCAGTAACTAAAACTAAAGGTGAATTTCCTGAAGAACTACTATGAAACTTAAAACTTGTGATGGCTGTCAAAAAGAGACAGTAATTTGGAAAAGACAAGGGGAATTTAAATACTGTAAATATTGTTGGAGTTGCCAAAAAGCCATTAATAGTGACAGTTCACAGAAACCAACTGATTATAAAATTCCCCAAGTCTCTTCCAAGAGAAAGAAAAAAGACCAAGAATACTTAAAATTAAGAGAAAGATTTCTAACAGAGAATCACTTATGTCAAGTTGCTGTAGCTGGTTGTACCAATGGTGCAACAGATGTACATCATACATATGCTGGTTCTAATAGAGATGCTTTTTATTTAGTACAATCTACTTGGCTTGCAGTCTGTAGGAATTGCCATGATTGGGTGCACAGTCACCCAAAGGAATCAAGGGCACTGGGATATTTAAAATGATTTATTATGGGATCAAAATCAAATATGATTATTGTACAGACAATATTAGAATATAATATAGAAAGAAGACGTGAGTTTAATATACTTAAAGAACAATTAAAAACATGTTGTTGCTTTCCAACTAGAAGAAAAATAAAACTTAGGATGGAGGAGCTTAATAAGATTTTAAGTAGAGATTATATGCTTCCTAAGTATGACTTAGTTCAAACATTAGGTATTAAGTATAAAGAACTTAAAAAGTATCCAGAGTTAATTGAAATTACAAGAAAGAAAAAAGAACTTCAAAGACTAGTAGCATGAGTAAACCAAACACAAAACAAATTAAAAGTATTGCTGATAAGTCTGAGACTGTTGGTAATGAATTGTATGATGAGTTTCAGAAAGGTAAAAAACTTGAAACTGCAAAAGTAGCTATAGCAGCATTTAGAAATACTCTTTATGCTAATAGTCTATTGATCAAGAATGAAAAGATATAGTATTTATTTATTATATAAAAATTATGGATAGAGAAGAAATACAAGATAAAGCTTTACAAGCTACTGAAGGAAAAAGAGCTTGCACAGTTGTTCTTGGTACAGGAGTTGGCAAAACACTTGTTGGCTTAAAACACATGGAGAAGCATTATTCTCCATTGGGTAGTATACTAATAGTTGCACCTAAACTATCTATCATAAGTTCCTGGAGATATGAAGCTGAGAAATTTAATTTAAGTAAAGTATTAGAAAATGCTACTTTCACTACTTATCTCAGTTTAAATAAACATGATCCAAGAGAATATGATGCAGTTTATTTAGATGAAGTTCATAGTTTATTAGATAGTCACAGAGCTTTTCTTAATGGGTTTACAGGTAAAGTCCTGGGTTTAACAGGAACCCCGCCTAAACATAAAACATCTGAGAAAGGTAAATTAGTATCTGAATATTGTCCAGTGGTCTTTACATTTAAAGCCGATGATGCAATAGAATTAGGTATTATTAATGATTATCAAATAATTGTACATGAACTTGAGCTGAGCCAAATGAAAGATTATAAAGTAGCAACAAGAAATGGTAATTTTCTTACCTCTGAGTTGCAGAATTATAATTATTGGGGTACAAAGATTGATACAGTAGCAGGACAACCTCATATACTTAGAGTAATGAGGATGAAAGCAATGATGGAGTATAAAAGCAAAGAACACTATGCTGAAACACTGTTAAACAGTATAACAAGTAAGTGTATTTTATTTGCCAATACTCAGGAACAAGCTGATAGAATGTGCAAACATAGTTTTCATAGTAGTAATGATGATTCTTATCAGAATCTACTTGATTTTAAACAGGATAAAATAAATAAACTTTCATGTGTATTACAATTAAATGAAGGTGTAAATATTCCGGGATTAAAGCAAGGTATAATAATGCATGCATATGGTAATGAGCGTAAGGCTAGTCAAAGAATAGGAAGACTTTTGCGTTTAAATCCAGATGATAAAGCTATTGTACACATACTATGCTACATGAACACTGTTGATGAAAAATGGGTCAAAGAAGCATTGGAAGATTTTGACCAAAGCAAGATAGTATGGAGAAAATATACTATGCAATCAATATAATTTATATATTATTATATGGAGGATGTTAAGACACATAAGATTATTTTGCATAATGATGACAAGAATTCATTTACATATGTTATGGCTTGTCTTATAAGATTTTGTGAACACCAACCGGTACAGGCAGAACAATGTGCTTTGCTTGTACATGAGATGGGGAAATGTGCTATAAAATCTGGAGATTATTTAGAAATGTTGGAAATTTCAGCAAGTCTTACTAACTTAGATCTCAAAACATCAGTAGAAGAATATGCGAGCAATATGCATTGATAGTTCAAATAGACCAAGTAAAATACCTAAAAATGAGTGGGTTGTAGAAGGTGAAGTTTATACTATCACCAGAATAGTTAGAATGGGATTACAGGATAACAAATTTGGAGTATTGCTTAAAGAAGTTCAATTATCATCAGAATCTTTTCCATATGAATTATATGATGCAGAAAGATTCTTACCAATTGACTTACTTGCAAATGCACTTCAAGAAACTAAAGAAACAGTCAAGGAGGCTGATTTAGAATTAATTTAAACTTTATGAAAGATAAACATCTAATGATGTTGTTTAACATGGTTATGTTATACACCATAGTTGCACAATTATTTGCCCTATACTTTTGGTATATATACTCACAAAGTCACGGGTTTTTGTCAACATTAATTATTGGACCTATTGTAGGTGAATTTAAAGGATTATTATTTCCATTTTTTATGTAGATCATGGTAGAAGATATATTTGAATTAAACAAAGTTATTAACCATGACATTGTTGAAGTCATTGAGAAATATCATCTTGATTCTATAAGCAAAGCAAGACATAGAGCCTATAAAAGATATTACCTATATAATATACTAAGAACCAGAAGGCATCTTAGTTTATCTATGATTGGTAGATTTTTTAATAGAGATCATGCTACTGTAATGTATGGGCTTAAGGAACATGCTTATTGGTGGGGTAAGAAAGATATACAATATCTAAAAGATATTCAACCACTAACAGATATTATTGATGCACAAACACACGATGTGGGTATATTTAATATTAATATAGATTATGTTGATGTTGAAAAGTCAAGTATGACAATCACCGGAAACTTTAATTTAAACCTATTAGATAAACTTCCTAAGCAAATGACAAAAGAAGAATTAGTTAATGTATTTAAAATATTAAAGTAATGGGAAGAATGAAAGAAATATACATTCAGATACTGAATGAAAATGGAGGTATACCAGAAGACATGACTATTGCAGACGTGTTAAAAATGAGAGAATTAAATATTTATCATTGGCAAGAATATGAAAGAGCGCAAGAAAGAGCCAGATTACAATCTAATAAACAAGAAAATCTGGGAGAGACTGCAAAAGATTCTGAAGGAGAGTCCATCAGAAGAAAAGAGAATAATTAAAAAACCAAAAAAATGAAAAAGTTATTATTAGGATTAGTTTGCACTACAATGTTTACTGTAAACTCATTTTCACAATGGAAAACAGATAAAATAGATAATGGTTTTGATGCACCATATACAATTGCATTTACAGAAGATGGACAAACTGCATATCTTAAGTTAGAAAATTATAATGGTATTGCATTTTATATAGGTGGTATATATACGTGTGATGAATTAGTTATTGTAGATATATCATTTTTAGTAAATGGTGTTTATGAAAAATATTATAAAACAGCAACTGTATCAGATAACCATAAAATTGTTTTTATGGTAGATGATGTATCAGCAGATGCAGAATTTTTAGCAGATTTTAAAGCAGCCAGTTCTGTAAGAATTAGAATTAATGATACTACTTGTGACACTGAAATTTATAACTTTAAGATGACAGGAAGTACAGCTGCTTATAATGCAGTATTAAAACAGTGAGACATTTTCTAAAATATCTATTGGTATGGATAAGCCAAAACTTGTCCATACCATTTTGGATGGTAGGTCATGTTCATCTATCAACAAATGTATACAAGGATATACATGAGATTATAGCATCATTTGGAATGAATATTATAGTTGCAATAGGATTTGTTATTGCATATATAGAAGAAAGAAAAGCAAAATGAAAGTATTACTAATATTTGCCGTGTTATTCAGTTTTATAGATCCTAATCCTTTAATTACTAAAGGTAAAGTAAGCTATTATGGACAACATTGGACAGGAAGATTAACAGCTTCCGGGGAGAAATTTTATGCAGATAGTTTAACATGTGCACATAAAACATATAAGTTTGGAACTATTCTTAAAGTAACAGATTCAAGAAATGATTCTGTTATATATGTAAAGGTTAATGATAGACTACCAAAATCTTCAGCATTTATTGCAGATTTAAGTTATGGATGTGCAAAAAAGTTAAATTTTTTAAAATCTGGAGTTATTTTAGTAACTTTAGAAATCACTGATACTGTGAGTATTAATAAAAATTAACATATGGAAGATATTGTAAAATGTCCAGGCACTGATTGTCCAGTAAAAGAAACTTGTAAAAGGTTTACTAATCCAGCAGAAGATACTCAATCTTATTTCTTAGATGCACCATTTAAGATGAAAGATAATAACTTCACTTGTGATATGTACTGGGGAGAACAAGCTGAAGCTGTATGGAATCATTTAAAAGAAATAGTAGGTATAAAGATACCTAAGTAGGTATCACAGATTGCCAAATCTGTCACATATATAGCACAAATTTGTGACAGATAACAGGAAATAAACCGATTAATTATGAAAAAACAAACAGCAGTAGAGTGGTTAGTTGAGCAATTTGACAATATTGTAGAATTATATCCAAGTGAATGGGAAAAAATTAATAATGTCATTGAACAAGCCAAAGCAATGGAGGAGGTGCAGATGATTAATTTTGCAGAATTTGTAGCAACATATCCCGACAAGAATATAAATATCAATGGAGAAATGTTACACGCAAAGTCTAAGTATGATGGTGCTGAAAGAACAATAGACTTATTAGAAACCTTTAAATCAGAATAAGATGAAAGACAGACAGATAGTATATAATTCAGTCAAATGTTTGGTCTGTGGTGAGACTATTATAAGTTATCACAGGCATGACTATGTAACATGCTCTTG